AGGCACAGGCACAGCGGCGCGATGGTGCATCAGCGACAGCGTCAACAGTCGACTACTCGTCGACAACGATCTGGCCGCTTCGCAGGCTGTAACTGCTGGCAACGTCTTTTCGTTGCCAGCTTTTGATTTCGGGATTCCTGGCTCGTAATGACTGCCAAATCTCTCACTCACGCTTTTGTCTCGGGGGTTGCCGACGGCACCGATGCGACCTTGGTGCGACCGTCGAATTGGAATGCCGATCACGTTTTTTGGCTCGGCTATCGCACCGTCACGACCGCCAGTGACACGATTGCGCATGCCGATCATTTCACGCTGATCACTTACAACAGCGTCAGCGCGGTCGCCGTCACGTTGCCCGCGCCCACGGGCGGAAACATGCCGCTCGGTTGGAAGACGACGCTGCGCAACATCTCCTCAGGCGCGGTTACCATCACAGGCGGTGGTGGTTCGACGATCAACATCGCTGGCGTGGCGAATGCGTCCTATGTGATCAACCAAGGAGACACGCTCGACATCTATTCGATCGGCACGACGGCCTATTATGGCGTCGTCGTGAAGGCACCGGCAGCGGCTGGCGTTACCATCAGCGCAACAGCGCCAGCGTCGCCGAGCGTCGGCAGTCTGTGGTGGGACAGCAACGGCGGCCAATTGTACCTTTGGTATGACGATGGCACGTCGCAGCAGTGGGTTGTCGTGATCAATGCGGCCGTGCTCGGTGCGATCACCACGGTCAATGTGCAAAAATTCATAGCGAGCGGCACGTACACGCCGATCGCTAATATGAAGTACTGCACCATCGAATGTGTCGGTGGTGGTGGCGGCGGTGCTGGCGTCGCTGGTTCATCAGGCGCTTATCCAGCTGCTGGCGGTGGTGGTTCGGGCGGCTATTCGCGACGTACAGTCAGCGCAGCAACGATCGGCGCATCGCAAACGGTAACTATCGGGACTGCTGGCGGCGGCGGTGCTGCAGGCAGTAACAATGGATCTGCTGGCGGCGCGACCAGCGTCGGCACGCTCTGCATCGCTAATGGCGGCGGCGGCGGCGCAGCGTTTAGTACCACTGCAGCTGGCGGTGCTGGCGGTGTGATTGCTGGCGCCGTCGGCGATGTTACTGCCGCCGGATCGCCTGGACAGGGTGGTAGCGTTCCCAGTTCTTTCGCGACGGGAGGAAACGGCGGTTCCAGTTTCTTCGGCGGCGGTGGACTTGGAGGGGCCAATTCAGGTGGGGCTGCTACTGCTGGCGGTGCCGCCAGCAATTACGGATCGGGCGGCGGCGGGGCCAACTCGAACAACTCGACGGCGACTGCCGCCGGTGGTGCTGGTTCTGCTGGCTTCGTTATCATCACAGAGTATATCTGATGGCGCTCGACTTTCCCAATTCTCCGACTCTCGGTCAGACTTACACGGCCGCAGGCGCGACGTGGAAGTGGGACGGCACAAAGTGGGTTGCGCAAGTTACTGTCGGTGGCCTGCTTTCCGTCGTCCTACAAAAGTTCACCGCGAGCGGCACCTATACTCGCAGCCCGACGATGCAGTATTGCATCATTGAGTGCATCGGCGCTGGCGGCGGTGGTGGTGGCGTACAGGGGGCGGCGTTTTCTCAAATTGCTGGCGGCGGTGGTGGCGGCGGTTATTCTCGTTCGCTTCGAACAGCGGCACAAGTTGGCGCATCGCAGGTTGTGACTATCGGCGCTGCTGGCGCTGCCGGTAACGGGACCACGCCTACCAACGGTGGCGCTGGCGGCAACACGAGTGTCGGATCGCTTTGTATAGCGAATGGCGGCGCTGGCGGCACATTCGCAAGCAATACCACCGCGCCGTTTTACGCGACGGGCGGCGCCGGTGCGACGCCTGGGACTGGCGATGTTGTTGCTGGGGGCTCTCCCGGCATAGGCGGTTCCTACAGCAATGCGGCGGGCACAGTTATCGCCATGATCGGTCAAGGTGGTGCATCAGCTTTTGGCGGCGGTGGAACAGGACCTACCAGGAGCGCTACCGCTCCTACTAGCGGTGCTGGTGCTGCCGGATCAAATTATGGCGGCGGTGGCGCTGGCGCGGCAAGTTTCGCGGACAGCACGAACTACAATGGCGGTCCTGGCGCTCCCGGTTTCGTCATGATCACCGAATATTGCAGTTAACGGCTGATGTCCGGCAATCCCGCATTTCAAGGCACTGGCTTTCAAAATACTGCCTTCCAAGCCGGGATAATGATTGTTGCGGGCGATTACTCGCTCGGTCATCCTGTCTTCGCGACGCCGACGCTCGGCGCTAACTATCATTTCACCGCGCCTGCTTATTCGCTTCAGGGTCTTTCTATCCCGCTGGTCGGGCGCATCACGCATGCGCTCAATGTCTTCCCGTATTCGCTCCAGCCACTTGGCTTCACCTCGGTTGGGCCGCTTCATTTCAACTATCATTTCACGTCGGCGACCTACACGCTTGGCCGTCCGATCTTCGCGACGCCGACACTTTTCAGTTCGAGTAATCTCAGGCCAGTCACTGCCAATCCATATTCGCTCGGGCATCCGATCTTTGCTCTGCCATCTCTGCGACAAATTCCGCAGAAGCTGACAGTTAATGCTTATTCGCTCGGCAAGTTGAGTTACGGGCCAGCGTCGCTCGAATCAAATTATCGGCTGTTCTCGAATGCATGGTCACTTTCGTCGCTCGGGTTTGACCGCCCGCCGCTCACCTCAAATTATCATCTCACGGGAACGGCGGCCGCGCTCGGACCTTTGGCATGGGCTCCGGTTGGTCCGATTCAAGTCAACTATGTTTTCGCGACGAACGCTTATTCTTTGACTTCTCCGCAATTCTCTTTCCCCCGATTGCAATGGGATATCGTCAGGCTCGATCTGCCGCCGACCTATCTCACGCAAGTCGATGAAGCGGTCGACATTCTCGTCGGCATGCTCAATACGTTGCTTGCATCGATCCCGCCGTCGCCGACAGATGCGCGCGATTTGATGCGCGTTCTGATCAACACGCTACGATCGAACGCCGAGACGGCAATTCGCGGCAGCACGCTCGGCACACAACTGCAGCCAATTTTCAACGCCTGCATTCCGGCGGGCGCGACATTCGCCGGTCTTGATATGACGCGAAAATTTCTCATGAGTCAGGCCGCCGACACTTCGCCATTTTCTCAAGCCGTATTTCGCAACGCGCTCGTCATGACGCTGGCAGTTCAATCGCAAATCGTCGCGAGCATGAGCTTCAGGACGCAGAACGAGATTCAGAACATGTTGCTGTATATGCGCGATGCATTCGACGCAGCCAAGGCGCTCGGGATCGACGAGGTCGACGTGCTCGTTTATCAAACGCTCAATGCCATGTCGGGCGCGTTGATCAATCACATGGCGAGAACCGAGCTCCAGCTGCCGCGCTTTATGACCTACGTCAGCGGCGCGCCAATGCCATCGCTCTATCTCGCCAATCGCATCTACGCTGACGAAACGCCGCAGATCGAAGCGCGCGCGACCGAGATCGAGAACGAAAACGGCGTTGTTCATCCCGCGTTCTGCCCGCGTCGTCTGCGCGTTCTGTCTAAGGTACAGCCCGGAATCGCAACTCAATGACCGATGTCAGAATCGTATCAAGCGCGTCGCTGCGCGAGACAGTCGCCGATTGGCTACTGCTCAAGAATGGCTTGCTCGATCAGCGCCAGGAGCTCGGGAACTATTGCAAGGTCGCGCTGATGACTGATGCACTTTCCGATGCTGACGAAATTCGTCCTGATCCCGACAGCGACGATCGTCGGGGATGGTGGGGCGATCTCGAAGCACAGCGGATCTGGCGCGGCTGGCCGATCGGCACAAAGAATTGGCTGCTTGAGCGTGCCAAGATCGCTGACAAATACGCGTGGGAGGGCGACACGATCTTTCGCGCGGAGGATTATACGCGTCGCGCGCTGCAGCCATTGGTCGACATGAAAATATGCAGCGCGATCGACGTCTCTGCCGAGCGCGTCGAACGCGAGCGCATCGATGTTCGCGTCGTCGTCTATCGCGGAAATATCGCCGAAGTCGATTTGCTGTTCCAAGATTTGTGGGCGGCGATACCGTTCGAGCCAGTGCTCTCGCCTTATGGATGGACGCCCTGAATGCCCTGGACGACGCCAACGCTTCGTCAAGTTCGTGAGATGACGCGTGACGACGTGACGTCATCGCTGCAAGGCGCGGCTGTTGTCGGCAATACCGTGCTGCGTGTCATGTCCGACGCGATGGCGGGGCTCGCGCGGCTCATTCTCAAATATCTCGACTGGCTCGCCCTCCAACTCATGCCAGACACCGCGGAAACGGAGTGGCTTGATCGACACGGACAAATCTGGCTGGTGAATGCCGATGGCTCGCTCGGACGCAAGGGCGCGACGCAGGCAAGCGGCACCGTGGGGTTTACCGGCGTCCCCGGCGTGATGATCCCCGAAGGCAGCGTTTTGATCGCCCCTACGGGAGAAACCTACGAGACTTTGGAATTCAAGACGCTGCCAGACACGGGCGCGCAGCCGCTCGAAATCGCGGTCAAGAGCATCAATCCGGGCGCGAGTCAGAATCAGCCAACCGGCACGCTGTTGGCACAGTCGACGCCGATCTCGGGTGTTGATAGCCCCGTCGCTGTCATCGACTTGCGCGGTGGCACAGATGTCGAGAGCGACGATCAGTTACGAGCTCGCGTGTTGGCCAGGATTCGCCAACCGCCCATGGGCGGCTGCGCATACGACTATGAGCAATGGACAATGAGCATCCCGTCGATCACCAGGGCATGGTGCGCGCCGCGCGAGCTCGGCATGGGGACCGTAACCATCCGCTTCATGACTGACGCGCTGCGCGCCGATACCGGCGGCTTTCCGACAGCCGACGACATCAAAGCAGTCACCGATTATCTAAACCGAAAGCGGCCTGTGGCCGTGCGCGATTTTTTCGTGCAGGCACCAGTGCCAGAGCCTATCAATTTCAATCTCGCGCTGGTGAGCGATTCGTTGACGGCGCGCAATCAGGTCGCGACCGCCGTCGACGCTATGCTCAAAGAGCGAGCAATGCCTGCGCATCAGGTCAATGGGCAGCTCGTCGCTGGTACGACCATTTATGCGAGTTGGGTCGCCGAAGCGATCAATCGCGTCACGAATGAATTCGAGCTCGACATGGAAGACCATCCGATGCCGCACAACGGCGCGCTCGCGGTGCTCGGGACGATCAGCTATCCGATACCATGAGCAACGGAGATTTCCCGCCATCGCCGCAACTTCCGACGCAGCTGACTTCGCCTGCATTTTCCCCGCTGCCGCCGCCGCTGCCGAATGATCGTCACATAAGACGCGGGCAAGACGAGTACGCCTGGGCGCTCTCAGCATTGCTACCGCAGGGCATTGCGTGGCCGCGCTGGCCCGATAGCACGCTGATGAAAGTCGTCTATGGGCTTTCGGGCATTTTGGGATGGGCTGACGGCCGCGCTGCTGATCTGCTCGAGCGCGAGTCAGATCCGCGCATAACGGTGGAAATGCTCGATAGCTGGGAGCGGGCTTGGGGCTTGCCTGATCCTTGCTATCCGGCACCGACTAGCACGAGCGAGCGTCAAAAAGCACTCGTGCTGCGAATGACGCTGCTCGGCGCGCAAAGTCGCGAATTCTTTTTGTGGGTTGCGAGCTTTTTGGGATATTCGATAACGATCAGCGAATACCGGCCTTTCATGGTCGGGGTCGACAGATGCGGCGATAATCGCACTATCCAAGCTGATGGCAGCTTGAGCCCTTGGCCGTGCCAGATCGGCTATTCGACCATGCGATTTGCGTGGACGGTTCACTACAAGTCCAGCAAGCTCGTTTGGTTTCGTGCCGGGAGTGGTCAAGCAGGTATCGATCCGCACTTGCGCATCGAGCGCGCTGGTCCGCTCGAATGCATGTTCGAGCGCTGGAAACCAGCGCACTCGCAAATTCTTTTCGATTATTCCGGCGTTGGCGATCCATATGCAGGAACGGATCAGTTTTACATTACGCAGCGCGACAACACCGAAGTCGTGTTGCGCAACGCGACCAACGTCATCGA